GTCGTTTGTAATAACACCATAACGGCCGCCGTCGGCGGGTACAGTAACGGCCGCGCGATCAAAGGCGAGAGCGAGCAAAACCTGGGCTATTTAAAAAGCGCCGTTCGCGTGCTGCATTCCGAGCGCTTCGACCCCGAGGCCGTGCGCCTGCAGCTGGGCATTGTGGCCAGCGCCTGGGATCGGTTTTTGATTCAGTCCCGCCAGCTGGCCGGGGCCAGCATGGACCAGGACCAGGCCGACGCGTTTGTGGCCGAGCTGCTGCGCCCGTACCATACGAGCGCCCGCCCCGTGAATGAATCCCCCGCCTATGTTCGCATCATGCCATTATTCAACGGCCAGGCGATCGGGGCCGACCTGGCCGGCGGGGCCGGCACGCGCTGGGCCATGCTGAACGCGGTCACCGAGCTGGTCGACCACGAGCGCGGCCGCTCGAATAATACCCGCATGGAAAGCGCCTGGTTTGGCACCGGTGCAGCATTGAAAGCCCGCGCCGCCGAGCTGCTCGCCGTCGACACCGTGGGGGCCTGATCATGCGCTCGATTGAATACACCAAAAAACCCAGCGGGCCGACCCTGCGCGCTGCGATCCGTAAAGCCCTGAACGACGGCGAAACCTGGGTGCAATTGACCTGGGGCGAAAACCAGATCACGGTCGAGCGCGGCCCGTACGGTTTGAGCGGCCACGGGTGGATCGGCCGCCATGGTGGCCAGGACCTGGCGAACGAATTCCGCATGCGTTAACCCGGCCGCCCTGGTCGCCGAGCCCGCCCTGGTGGCGGGCTTTTTTGTTTGTGTTTGTTGACATGTTGCACAAACTAGATTTTTTAGACTAAAATAAAAGCCCCGGCCACGGTGGCCGGGATAACCTAAGAAAGCGAGAAATTTTTATGTCATGTTTTGTTGTCCCTGATTTTCACGTTTCCGCCCTGGTGGCTTATGCGATCCGCGCCGGCGCGCTGCCTGCAGGCGTGAGCCCCGACGCCGTCGCGCATGAGCTGGCCAGCGCAAACCGTGCCGCATTCGCCGAGCGTTACCAGGGCCGCTACCAGGACGAGCTCGCCCCGTTCGGTGGCCTGGACCGTTCGGCCGGTGTCGACCTGGCACCGGTGGCCATTGTGAAAGCCTGCGATTGTCTCGACTACCAGGCCAGCGACTGGACCGCCTGGGACGCGAGCGAAGCGGCCGCGCACCTGGCAGCGATCCGCGCCGCCGCGCAGGCCGCGTGCCTGGGTGGCCGTTTTTACCCTGAGCCACTTTCTACCCTGGACGGATACGACGCCGCGCCCTGGTGCCTGGACGAGCCCGACCTGGCCGCCGAGCGCGACCGCCGCCTGGCGACCCTGGACTATCCCGAGCACGAGCTGGCCGCGATCCGGGCCGCCCTGGCCGCTACCAGGTGCGCAGCATGAGCGCCGCCGCTCGCCTGCAGCTGGTGCAGCTGGTGGCCGTGGCCGACGTGGGCCTGGTGCGCGTCGCCTGGTCGCGTGCCTGGTCGTCGTACCTGGTGACCGTTACCCGGCCGGGCCGGGGTATCGTGGCCGAGCACGTGGTGGCCGACCGGGGCCGCGCCCTGGACCTGGCCGACGACGCCCTGGCCGAGCTGGCCGAGCTGGCCGGCATGCCTGCCTGATCCGGCGCGTTTTGCCTGATCCGAGCCCGCCCTGGTGGCGGGCTTTTTTTCGCCTGGTATCGCACCGGCCGCCCATGGGGCCCGGGTGTTTGTGCCTGGTAAACCCGCCCGCCTGGCCACCGGCCGAGCCAGGCCCCCGGCCCCTGCCGATCGACGCCTGGGCCGTGGTCCGCGTACCGTACCGCCTGGGCCTGGTGGCCATGGTCCGCGAGCCCCGGCCCGCGCCCTGGTGGCCACCGCCCGCGCTGCCTGGTGCACGGTCCGCGCTGCCTGCGCCTGGTGCAGCTGGCCGCGCTTCGCTGGCCGTGTTTGTGTTTGTGATCCCTGGCCGCCCGTGTTTGTGATCCTGGGTTACAAACACCCAGGACCGCGTCGCCTGGTGCGTGGTCCGCGCGCCCTGGTCCGCGCTGCCTGGTGCATGCGTGGCCAGGTTAGGCCCGCGCGCCCTGGTCCGCGATCCCTGGGCCGTGGCCCGTGGACCTGGTGGCCAGTGCCCCGGATCATGCGGCCTGCAGCGTAAGTGAGTACCCACCCACCCCGGGCCCCAAAAAACGGCCCCGGGTCCCGCAGGCTGAGGCCTTGGCCCTGTTTTACACGGTATGTTCCACGTGAAACAGTTTTCGACCCCCTTGCAATAAAGGGCCCCCTTTGTCAACAAAGTCAACTCGTGTCAAAATATTTGCAAATCCAAAACGAAACGGACCCCCATGATCCCTGAAGACATTGACGCAGAACGGCTCAAGCTCGAGTACCGGCTCGCGCAGCTTGAAACTCAAGAGAAGGCCCGTGGCAACTTCATCGACTTCGTGCGCTATGTCTGGCCAAACGCGATCCTTGGTGCACACCACGAGAAGATGGCCAACGCATTCGACCGCATTGCCGCTGGGTCCTTGAAGCGTTTGATCATCAACATGCCTCCTCGGCACACGAAGTCTGAATTCGCGTCCTATCTTCTGCCGGCCTACCTCATGGGCCGTGATCCGCGAACCAAGGCCATTGAAGCAACGCACAACAGCGAGCTCGCCGTGCGCTTTGGCCGCAAGGTCCGTGACCTGATGGACATGGAAACCTACAAGGAGGTCTTCCCTGATGTAAGCCTGAAGCAAGACTCCAAGGCCGCCGGCCGGTGGGACACGAACAAGGGCGGGGAATACTTTGCTGTTGGTGTGGGCGGCGCGATGACAGGCCGGGGTGCTGACGTTTTGATCATTGACGACCCGCACTCTGAGCAGGACGCGATGAGTGACCTGGCTTTGGACAATGCCTGGGAGTGGTACATCTCTGGCCCTCGCACTCGTTTGCAGCCAGGCGGTGCGATTGTGATTGTGATGACGCGCTGGGGGACGAAGGACCTGACAGCTCGTTTGCTCAAGGCGCAGAAATCGCGGAACGCGGACCAGTGGGAGGTGATCGAGTTCCCAGCCATCTTGCCTAGTGGTAAACCCTTATGGCCTGGCTTTTGGAAGATCGAGGAACTCGAGGGCGTGAAAGCCACTTTGTCAGTGCAGAAGTGGAACGCGATGTACCAGCAGCAGCCCACGAACGACGAGGGTGCGATCCTGAAACGTGAGTGGTGGAAGGTGTGGCCGCATGACGAGCCGCCGGTGGTGAACTACATCATCCAGTCCATGGACACGGCGTACTCCAAGAAGGAGACGGCTGACTTTTCTGTCATTACGACCTGGGGCGTGTTCTACCTGAACGAGGACTCGGGCGCATCAATCATCTTGCTCGATGTCAAACGTGGACGATGGGACTTCCCCGAGCTCAAGCGGATCGCCAAAGAGCAGTACGACCACTGGCAGCCAGACAACGTGCTGATTGAGGCGAAGGCCACGGGCACGCCGCTGCAGCAGGAGCTGCGCAGGATGAGCATCCCTGTGACGATGTACTCACCTGGCGGTCGTCGCACGGGCACGGACAAAGTGGCGCGGGCCAACGCAGTGGCTCCGATATTCGAGGCGGGGATGGTCTGGGCACCGGACACGGATTGGGCCGAGGAGCTTGTTGAGGAATGCGCGGCCTTTCCAAACGGGGACAACGACGACATGGTCGACAGCACCACCATGGCCATGGACAGATTCCGCCGAGGCAACTTCATCAGCCTGGCAACTGACGACAATGAAGAAGGTGAGAAAGGGGAGCTTGTGCCCGAGTACTATTGACGCTTAAAATGAGACAACTAATTCCTCGGCCGGGGCAATATGGAAAATCAAAATCTACCACCTGATGAGCAGGACATTGACGCCTTCTCAACACCCGTACAAAACTTTGCTTTTGGCGGTATTGCCAACCCTGTGCAGCGGGCCATGCTCCGTGGCTCGGACAAAGAGTACCTGGGTGCGCGGCAAAAGGAATTGGACGCATTCGAGCAGCAGCGCCTGGCGTACAACGACGCGCTGACCAAGTACCAGGAAGAAGTCTACAACCCGTACAAGGCGCAGACCGAGGCCTACAACTTGGCAGCGCAGCGCTACAACGAGGAAGTCTACAACCCGTACAAGACGCAGTACGACGAATACGAAAAGGCCATCAACGCATGGAACGCAGGGGACCGCACCTCTGACTATGCGGGCCCTGCTGCGCCAACACTGGCGCGGCAATTTGACATGACAGCGCCCAAGGACCCGGCGGCGTTCACGATGACAGCGCCTGAGGTGCCGTTCAAGGTCGAGGACGTGCAGGCGTACCAGCAAAAGGCAGCGGACCGTGCGCGTGAAGACGCCGGCAACCGCGCTGTGGCAATTGACGTTGTAAGTGATCCTGACAGGTTCAACTTTGGCTCGATGTCCGTGGCCAACCGCTTCATGGCCGATGGCGGTGAAGTCAAAGCCGCGCCCAAGGGCAAGTCTGCCAAGGAAATGCTGGGCGAGATGGACGGCGGCTATGAGCCAGACGACGCAGCCATTTTGAAGATGGCCCAAGAGATCAGCTCCAAGGGCAAGCTCACGCACGCACAGATCATGGAAGCAGTCGACCGTGTGGCGGCAGCCGGACGTGGCGGTGATGAGCTTCTGGCTTATCTGTCACCAGCCTCTGTGGAAATCTTGAAGAAGATGGGCGGCTCGGGCTCCATCAACCCTGCAACAGGCTTGCATGAATTCAAAGGCGGCGTGATCGGAAAGATTGTCGGAGCCATCAAGCGTGTGTTCAGCCCACGCAGCGCGGCCCCCGCAGCAGCGGCAGCAGTTGAAGGACCTGCAGCAGCGGCAACACCTGCCGGCCCCACAGCAGCAGAGCTTGCCAAACAGCTTGACGACGCGAACAAGGCCCGTGAAGCGTTGGCCTCGAAGAACGCACTGGAGCTCACGACACTCAAGGAGCAGCAAGCAGCCGCTCTGAAAAAGCAACAGGAAGAGGCAACAGCCGCGCAGCAGCTGGCCATCCAAAACGCATTGAAGGCGGACGCCGACGCACGGGCCAAGGCAGCATTGCCCATGTCCAACGCAATCACCGGCACAGCCGCAACAACGCCTGGCCTGACTGCAGCCACGGCGCTGAACTTGATGTACCGCTCCAGCACTGGCGGCGCGCCCACAGCAGAGCTTGACAAATACGGCGGCTACGACGCAGTGGCCAAGGCCGCTCACGCAGCAGGCTTTAACCCAACACCCAAGTGGATTGACTCGTACGAGCAGTCCATGAAGATGCCTGAGAGCGAATACACCAAACGCAACAAGGCGTTCTTCAGCCCTGGCGGCGCGGGGTACAACAACCCTGAGGCAGGCAGCTGGGACGGCGTGACACCAGGAGGCGGCTTTGTGCCGTTGCCCAAGTCGCAACTCAAGGTCGATCCTTTCGCTGGCCTGACAGCCAGCAAGACCAGCCCGTACACCATCCCCTCCAACCTGTCCACTGTTGGCTCTGCCGGCACGATCGGGCAGCTTGACCTGGGCGGACCCTTGGACGTGGGCTGGTCCCGCTACTTGGACAAGACACGCGACGAAGAGCGCCAAGGCAGGATACCTACTGGTTCCATCTTTGGCCAAGGCGGTGAGCGCACCGACATCACGGCTGAACAAATCCCTGTCACGCAACCTACTCTGTACCAAAGCAAAGGCGTGGGGCAGATCGGGCAAGTGGGAGACATTGGCGGCATCAACATCACAGGGCCTGCAGCGCCCATGGTCTTTGGCTCGTCGCCCGTGCGCGGTGGCAATGCAGCCACGAACCCCAGCAACTACTTTGGCATGAGCCAGCCAAGCACCCCTGGCATCAATGCAGGGACCACGGCCATCGGATCACCCGACATGCCGATGTACGGCGCGATAAACACGATGAACGCCATCGGACAGAACAAGAACCTGTCACCCACCATGCTGGGCGGTGCGCAAAACGCAGGGGTCATGACCGACCGCCTGGGTAACCGCATCTACGCGCCAGGCATGGGACCTTTGTTTGGGCCACCCGGCTTTGCCAAAGGCGGCCTGGCCGACGTGAACGAGTTCAACATGGCTGAGGCCGAGGACGAAGCGATCAACACCGATCCTGCTGGCTCGGCGCAAAAGATGCTGGCTGACCTCACTGGCCCTACACAGAGCGTGACGCAAGTCACCGAGTCGCCCAACGCCAAGAGCATCAAGCGCGTGAGCAAGAAGACCTCTGGCGGTGGCGGCACAGCCAAGGGCATGAGCATGGAGTACGAAGCATTGACGTCCGCCAAGGACCTCGTGCCACAGCTCAAGGACGACGGATCAGCACGCTCGCAAATGGAAGCACTGGCGCTGGCCTACAAGCTGCGCGCACAGCAGGCCACTGATAAGTCTCGAGGTTTCATGCGCAACACTCTGGGCGCACCAACGCTCGAGCAACCCACTTTGACAAAAGGCCGCTTGACAGCCAAGCGCTTTGAAAAAGGTGGTGAAGCAAAAAAGTCGGGCGCGCAAGAGGTTGAAGAGCCCAGCATCTTGCGCGTGAACAGCTACGCCACGGACGCCGCCGAGCGGATGTTCCCTGGCCAGATGGGCCAAGACGATCAACGCGACGCGGCGCGCCACATGTTGGCCGCTGCAACCGTGGCAAAGAAGTTCGGGCCAGGCGCAGCGCAGTTCCTGGGCAAGGCGCATGAGCGCATGAGCAACCCTGAGTCGTTCTTCAGCATGTTTGGCATCGGAAAGCCACGCGACGACTACGAGATGGACGTGCACAACAACCGCATTGGAGCGGAGCTTGCAGCGCGGTCCAAGAGCCAGGCAGAGCTGGAGAAGCTCGTTGCCGCCATGGCCGCACAGTCGCAGAACAAGCAGGTCGAAGGCAAGCCTTGGACCATGAGCCGCGAGCAGATGCAAAACCGCAAGGGCCAAATCACCACACCGCCTCCTGAGTACCGTGCAGACGGCTCTCCTGAGGAAGGTGAAATTGGACCAGCGTTCGTGACACCGAAGTCTGGCAAGGGCCGCAAGGAAGGCGAGATCAGCCGTCAGCTCAAGTCTGGTGACGCGTATGTGAACATGGCCAAGGGCGTGACAGAGCTGCCCTACGATTTGGCAGGCGCGCCTGTAGACATCGCCACGATGCTGATGCGTCCGTTTGGCTACAGCACAGAGCGCCCTGTCATGGGAAGCGACTGGATCAAGGAGAAGATGACCGGTGCCGGCGTGCGCCCAGAGCCTCCTGCTGATCCGACAGCCAAGGGCTTCTACACAGCCGGCGAGCTCTTGTCCAACCTCACAAACCCTGCCGGCGTCGCACGCAAGGCCGGCCCTGTTGTCGAGAAAGGCGTCAAGGCTGGAGCCAAGGAAGTTGGCCGTCAGCTGGACCGCGCCATCATGGACAACGCAGGCCCACTGGCCAACCTGGTGCCTCAGGCCGCCAAGCCTTTGTACGCCGTGCGACCCACTGGCAGCACGATGCTTACAGGCCCTGTTGGCTTGAATACAAACGTCGGCGAAGTTGATCAAATACTGCAGAAGGGCATAAGCAATGCACGTACTGTGGCAGGCCAGAATGTGGGCCAGGAAGAGCTGATCAAGCAGTTCTGGGACAAGAAGGCACGCAACTACTTCACTCGTCAGTTTGGTACGCCAGATGATCCGATTGCAGCAGCGATTGCCAAGAAGCAGATCAAAGGCACTGCGCTGGAAGAGATGTTCCCAGAATACATGCTGGACCAGATCGCAGCAGGTAAGACGCGTGTGAACGAACAAGGTCAAGAGCGCTTCTTCCCCAAGTACCCACGAGCAATGGAAGACTTCACCAAGCGCTACGACCAGGCCACAGGTATTAAGGGCAACTTAATCACTGACAATCCTGCCGCAGCTGATCCAGGGTTCAACCTGCTCAGTAGCCAGGGACGAGCCATGGGCCGTGCAGCGGGAGAAGCCGAAGCGGACAAGATGATTGGCCAGGGCCTGCGCCCTGAGCTTGCCAACCCCGAAGTGGCTGTCACCACCCGCTCAGTCAAAGAGCCTGAGCGCATCTTGAGCGATGGCACAAGTGCAGCCAAGGACTTGCTTGCTGCGTTTGAAGAAGCCTCGGCTTACAAAAAGATGACGCCTGAACAGCAAGCTGCATGGGCCAATGAAGAGTTTGGAAAGGGCCGACGCTTGCATGGCCTGGCATACGAAGACGTGGGCAAAAACCTGCTCGCTGACAACGTCCGCACTGCCATTGAAAAAGGCGAACCGGTCTACGACATCGGCTACATGGGCAAGCCCATAAGCACTCTGTTCAAGCCCGATAACATCAACCAGTATTTGGCCAGCTTGCCTGCACGGGAGCTTGCCAATATCCGTTTTGAAGATGCAGTGCGCGGCGGCTTGAAGCTCGGAGACAAGCAGTTCAAGATGGAAAACATTGCCGAGCGCATCAAGTCCGGCAAGCCAGTGGCTGACGCGGTGTTTTCAGAGGGCGTCAGCGCTCCACTTTTGCAGATCGACAAAGGACCGCTCGAAGGCTTTGCCTGGAAGCGCATCGAGAAGCGCGAAGCCACCGTGCCAGAAGGCGCGTACGTCGGCCACTCAGTGGGCGGCTACGAAACTGGCGGTGCAACTTACACACAAGACAAGCGCGAAGGCTTCAACACTGGCAAGTGGCAGGTATATACTCTACGTGACAACAGAAATAGACCTGTCAACACAATCGAGGTGAAGATGCTGGACGAGGACACTCCTGTCGTGACGCAAATCAAGGGCAACGGCCGTGCCACTGGCAACACTGCCCCTGAAAAGTACGACGAAGCCGTCGCCCAGTTCTTGCAAAACTATCTCAAACCAGCTGCGATTGAGGAAAAGGACGAGTTCCTGACCCCGCTGCTGCAGACGTACAAGGCTGGCCTTGGCGCGTCGCCCAGAACCCGATAAGGAAAAGACATGGCAATCGAAAAAGCAATGAACCAGCTGCCCTCACTTGAAGTGATAGTGGGCGGCGGTGGCATCCCAGAGCCTCAATCTGACATTGAAATCATCATCGAGGCTGACGGTGGTGCCACCGTTGAGATCGGTGAGGACGAAGCGAACGACGTTGGCTTCTACGACAACCTGGCAGCGGTCATTGAGCCGGACGTCTTGGCCAAGATTGGCCTGGACGTGTCGGCCATGTTCGAGGCAGACAAGGGCTCACGCTCCGATTGGGAGCAGATGTACGCCAAGGGCCTGGACTTGCTGGGCTTTCGCATGGAAGAGCGTACTAAACCCTTCCGTGGCGCGTCAGGCGCGACCCATCCAATGCTGACCGAGGCCATCATTCAGTTCCAGGCACAGGCCTTCAAGGAGCTGATGCCTGCTGGTGGCCCTGTTCGCACGCAGATCATGGGCAAAGAGACGGTCGAAAAGTTCCAACAGGCCGGCCGAGTGCAGGACTTTATGAACTACCAGATCACCACGGTGATGGAAGAGTACACACCGGAGTTTGATCAGCAGCTTTTCTACACTGGCTACGGTGGTTCGACCTTCAAGAAGGTCTATTACGACTACCAATTGGGCCGCATGGTGTCAAAACTGTGTCTGGCAGACGATGTTTTCATCCCCTACAACGGTTCGAGCGTCGTTTCCCAGTGCCCACGCCTGACAAACCGCATCGCAATGGACTCCAACGAGTACAAAAAGCGTGCTTTGGCAGGTGAGTACCTCGATATTTACGTCGAAACCTATGCAACGCCTGCTGATGCGAGCCAAATTCGCGAAGCGGTGGACAAAGTCACCGGTATTCAGCCCACTGACGACATCGGCGAGGTGTTTTTGCTCGAGCAACTGGTTGATTTGGACCTTCCAGGCTTTGAAGACCTTGACGACAAGGGCGAACCGACCGGCGTGAAGCTGCCATACGTAGTTACCCTTGTTGAAGACACCTTGAAAGTCGTTGGCATCCGCAGAAACTGGAAAGAAAACGACGAAAAACGCAGCCGCCGCAACTACTACGTGCACTATGTGCTCGTCGAAGGCCCTGGTGCCTACGGTTTGGGCTTTGTGCACCTCATCGGCGGCCTTGGCAAGTCTGCAACCAGCGCTTTGCGCCAGTTGATCGACGCCGGCACGCTCGCCAACCTGCCTGCAGGCTTCAAAGCCAAGGGTGCGCGCATCGCGGACGACTCTGATCCCATCCAACCGGGCGAATGGCGCGACATTGACGCTGGCGGCGCAGAGCTTTCAGCCTCTTTGCTGCCTTTGCCATACAAAGAGCCCAGCCAAGTGCTGTTTGCGCTCCTGGGCTTCCTTGTGGACGCCGGAAAGCGCCTCTCCAGCACCGCCGACATGCAAGTTGGCGACGGCAACCAGTACGCACAGGTCGGAACGACCCTGGCACTGCTCGAGCGTGGCTCCATGGTCATGTCCAGCATCCACAAGCGTCTGCACTATGCGCAAACGCTTGAGTTCCGCCTGCTGTTTGAAGGCTTTGGCGAGTACATGGACGACGAGTACCCCTACGAGGTACCTGGAGCGAGCCGCAAGGTCAAGAAGTCGGACTTCAACAGCATGGTTGGCGTGCAGCCAGTGGCTGACCCCAACATCTTCAGCTCTGCACAGCGCATTCAGCTTGCACAGATGCAGTTGCAGCTGGCCCAGAGCGCCCCGAACATGCACAACATGTACGAGGCCTACTACCGCATGTACGCAGCGCTCAATATCCGTGACATCGACGGTGTGCTGCTGCCGCAAAACACCAACACGCCTCGCGACCCTGCGTCGGAGAATAGTGACGTCTTGAACGGCATGAAGTTGAAGGCCTTTGCTGGACAACAGCACGATGCGCACATTGCAACGCACCTGATGATGGGCTTGTCGCCTATCTTGCAGGCCAATCCAATGTCTGCTGCCGAGTTGCAAAAGCACATCTTGGATCACGTGCGCCTGAAGGCCGAAGAGGACGTCGAAGCCGAATTGTTCAAGGCCTACGGTACCGATCCCGATCGCCTGGTGTCTGCTATCCAGAAGGAAGGCATGGTCGCCATCAAGATCGCGGTGTACATGCAGGAAGTGCGCACGATGCAAGAGGAGATGGCAGGTGGCGAAGGTCCCGATCCGCTCATCAAGCTCAAGGAAACCGAAATCCAGCAGCGCGCCCAGGCAGACCAGGCCCGCATTGGTATCGACCAGCAGCGCTTGGCCTTGGACAAGCAGAAGTTGCAAGAGACCACACAGATCAACCAGCAAAAGCTGCAACTGCAGCAAGCTAAAGTCAACCAACCAGGAGGCCAATATGCCGCTTAAAAAGGGTTCGAGTCAAAAGACAATCAGCAAGAACATCGGCACACTCGTGCGCGACTTTAAGGAGTCGGGCGCGATCGGAACCAGCAAGCCAAAGAGCAAAGCAGCAGCTGTAAAACAAGCAGCTGCCATTGCCTACGAAAAGGCGGGCAAGACCAAGAAGATGGCCAAGGGCGGTGACGTAATTAAGTCGCCACCTGGTACTCAAGGCCCTTCAATGGTTGTGAAAAAGAAGGACGCAAACCGTCCAGTTAAGATATACTGATTCGTCAGTGAGTGCTAACAGATGGGGCCTTGTACCATCTGCTTTTCATGGAAACCACCATGCTTGAATTTGCAGAAGCAGTTCTGAAGGAAATCAGGAAACTCCAGGATCAATCCAAACAGATTGTCCTGAACGGAACCATCACAGACATGGAGCGGTATCGCTTCATGATGGGTCGCCTTGAGGGTTTGAGAATGGTCGAAGACTCCGTGAAAGAGTTACTCAAAAAAGTAACTGACGATGCCGACGATTTTCTCAAGTGAAAGGAAGACCATGGAAGCCGAAGCAGTGATCCCTGAAATCAACATGACCGCCTTGGAGCGTAAATGGGCAGAAGAAGCCGCCAACAAGCAGCCTGCCCTTGAAGACGCTTACACCGAGCTCGGGTTTGACCCCGAGAAGCTCGACCAAGCCGTCATCGACACCATCCCAAAACCCACCGGGTGGCGCATTGCCATCCTGCCCTATCGCGGCGCGGAAAAGACCAAGGGCGGCATCGTCCTGGCCGAAGAAACGCAGCGCAAGACACAGCTTGGCACCACGTGCGGCTACGTCTTGAAAGTGGGCGACCTTGCCTATGCCGACGAGGGTAAATTCCCTGGCGGTCCTTGGTGCAAGGAGGGTGACTGGATCATCTTTGGTCGCTATGCAGGTGCACGCATCCCGATCGACGGTGGTGAGATTCGTCTGTTGAACGACGATGAGGTGTTGGCTGTCGTAAACAGCCCTGAAGACATTCTGCACATGTAAAGGAGCAATGACATGAATGACGAACTAGAGTTCAAAATCGGCGAGGACGAAAAGCCTGCCACCGTCTCCATTGGGGAAGACGGTGAAGCCGAATTGATGGACAAGCAGCAGCCCCCTGCGGTCGAGACGCCCACGCAGCAAGCCAGTGATGGCCAAGCTGCAAGCGGTGAACTTGACCAGTACAGCGAGGGCGTGAAAAAGCGCATCGACAAGCTGACCGCGCGCCTGCGCGAGACCCAGCGACGCGAGCAAGCAGCCCTGGAATACGCCAAGAGCGTGCAAGCCCGTGCCCAGCAACTCGAACAGCAATTTATGACTGCTGACAGCGAGCGTTTGGGCGAGGCCCATGGCCGTGTGCAGACACAGGTTGTGGCACTCAAGCAGATCATCCGCAAGGCCCGCGAAGAGGGTGACATTGACACCGAGACGGAAGCCCAGCAACGCCTTACAGCGTTGACCATGGAGCAAAACCAGATCGCTGTCGCCACCCAGCAACGCGAGCAGCAAGCCCAGCAGTGGGCCCAGCAGCAACAACTCGCCGCCCAGCAAGCTGCCCAGCAGCCGCAGGTCCAAATACAGCAGGAAGTCGATCCTCGAGTAGAGGAATGGGCCGAGCGCAATCCCTGGTACGGCCGAGATACCGCCATGACCCATGCAGCCTGGGGAATCCATCGACAGTTGATTCAAGTTGAGGGATTTGACCCGAACAGCAATGAGTATTATGATGAGCTAGACAACCGCTTAAAGCAGACATTCCCCCAGAAATTGGGTGGCGTTCAGCAGCAAGCGCAAACTAACAGAACCACCAGACCCGTGCAAACGGTGGCACCTGCATCCCGATCATCGGGTTTTAACAACGCACGCCGCACTGTCAAGTTGACACCAAGTCAAGTTGCAATTGCCAAAAAGCTGGGTGTTCCTCTTGAGGAATACGCCAAGTACGTAAAGGAGTAAGACCATGTCAGACGTTAAAGTACCTACACTCAATCGCAGTTCTCGCGGGGCCGAATCCCGAGAGAAAGATGCGCGACGTAAGCCTTGGGCTCCCCCTTCACGACTGGATGCGCCTCCTGCGCCTCCTGGATACAAGCACCGTTGGATTCGGGCTGAAGCTGGTGGTATGGACGACCGCACGAACATCTCTGGAAAGCTCCGCGAGGGGTATGAGCTGGTTCGTGGGGACGAGTACCCTGACTATCACGTCCCAACAATAGAAGACGGCCGACATGCTGGTGTGATCAGCGTGGGAGGTCTGCTCCTAGCACGTATTCCTGAGGAAACAGTTGCAGAACGCAATGCGTATTACCGAGATCGAGCGAACGACCAATTGCAGGCTGCCGATAACGAACTGATGAAGGCCAATGCTCACAACAGCATGACCATTCAACGTCCGACTCGCCAGTCCCGCGTTTCATTCGGCGGCTCTAACAAGGGCTGACGAGACCACTTTTTGAAGGAAATATCAAATGGCAAACGTAAATAAGCCCTTTGGTCTGCGTCCTCTCGGCAATCTGTCTGCTACTGGTTCACAGAAACAGTACGGCTACTTGATTGCTGATAACCAGTCCGGAGCGATTTATCAAGGCGACCTCGTGACCATCGACAATGGTTACTTGGTTAAGTTCAACAACACCGACCACACTGTGGCCGTAGGAGTGTTCAATGGTTGTCAATATATTGACCCCACCACTGGCAAGCCAACCTGGAAGAACTACTACCCTGGTTCTGTCAACATCACTGCTGGCCAGATCGTGGCTGACGTGATCGACGATCCCAGCCAGTTGTTCATCATCCAGAACGCGGGCACTCCCACCCAAGCAAACATCGGCACAAACGCTGACATCACTGCTTCTACTACTGGTAGCACCACCACTGGTGTGTCCAATATGAGCATGAGCGGCACGTTTACCGAAGCAGCAGCTGCCAACTTGAAGGCAGTGGGTTTGTGGAACGTACCAGGCAATGAGATGGGCCAATACGCCGTTCTCGTTGTGAAGATTAACGAGCACATGTACGGCAGCACTGGCACGCCGGGCTTTAGCACCTAAGGAGATCAATCATGGCAATTTCACGTGCACAACTGGTGAAAGAGCTTGAGCCAGGTCTCAATGCTCTGTTCGGCCTCGAGTACAAAAACTACGAGAATGAGCACACCCAAATCTATACCATCGAATCTTCTGACCGTGCGTTTGAAGAAGAGGTGATGGAATCTGGCTTTGGCGAAGCTCCTGTGAAGACTGAAGGTTCTGGCGTTGCATACGACCAGGCACAAGAGGTCTACACTGCTCGCTACACCCACGAGACCATCGCTTTGGCGTTCTCGCTGACAGAAGAAGCTGTTGAAGATAACCTCTACGACCGCTTGTCTGCCCGCTACACCAAGGCTCTGGCCCGCTCGATGGCACAGACCAAGCAAATCAAGGCGGCTGCTGTGTTGAACGGCGCTTTCACCACCTCTATCGGTGGCGACGGTGTTGCTCTCTGCGCAACCAACCACCCCACTTTGTCTGGTCCTAACCTGTCCAACACCCTGGCAACAGCTGCCGACTTGTCCGAGACTTCCTTGGAACAAGCCTTGATCGACATCGCAGCGTTCACTGATGAACGCGGCTTGAAGATCGCTGTCCAAGGTCTGAAGTTGATCCTGCCTAAGGAACTCCAGTTCACGGGTGACCGTATCCTGAAGTCCACCTTGCGCACTGGCACTGCAGACAACGACATCAACGCTGTTCGCAACATGGGCATGGTGCCTCAAGGCTACACCGTCAACCACTTCTTGACCGACCCTGACGCATGGTTCATCCGTACCGATGCGCCTAACGGCATGAAGATGTTTGAGCGTGTGTCGCTCAAGACTGGTTTCGAAGGCGACTTCGACACTGGTAACGTCCGCTACAAGGCTCGTGAGCGCTACAGCTTCGGCTTCAGCGACCCACGCGGTCTGTTCGGTTCGCCTGGCGCAGCCTAAGCGAAAAGGGTTGGGGGTTCCCGGCCGAGAAAAAAGGGGCTTCGGCCCCTTTTTCTTTTTTTGTAAATGGGTTATATTGGACCCATTCCGGGGTTTCCGGTACATCTGACAGTCCCGGCTGACGACATGCAGACAGATGTGCCTTCAATCGCATGTGAGGAACTATCATGAGCCTAACCACGTTTAGCGGACCGGTCAAATCTAATGCCGGTTTCATCGGCCCCGTCGCCCAAAGCGCACTGACCGCTGCTTCCACCCTGACTGCTGCCGATTCTGGCAACGTCTACTTCCTGGATTCGGCTACCGAATTCGCCACCACTTTGCCCGCCCCCGCTGCTGGCTTGTCTTTCACGTTCATCGTGAAGTCTGCCCCGTCTGGCGCTAGCTACACCATCGTGACTGCTGCCAGCGCGAACATCATCAAAGGCCAGCAGTACAACGCTGCCGGCCTCTTGGTTTGCCAAAGCATTCTGTGCTGTTGCAGCTGGTGTGACCTTCACGCAAGCCTCGTAATAGGAGGCCGACATGAGCGCCAGCAATATCAAGTCGGTACAGAAGACGACGTCAGCCGACGCCGTCTCTGGCCGCACACGTCTGCTGGGGGTCTATTTCACAAACACGGCAACCGCTTCTACCCTCATCCTCAAGGATGGTGGCAGCAGCGGCACAGCCCGTTTGTCTCTGGCGACTCCTGCATCCGCAGGTTCTCAAGACCTGATCATCCCCGACATGGGCATTCTGTTTGAAAACGGCATCTACATTGCCTTTGGCTCTGCCGATTTGACCAGCGTGACCTTGTTGTTTGAAGGTGGAGCAGCTGCGTAATGGCAACCAAAAAGGGCATGGGCATCAAAACCTCGGTTAAGAGCGGCAATTTCCGCCCTACCAAGGCGGGAGCCGGCATGACCGAAAAAGGTGTCAAAGCGTATCGCAAGGCAAACCCTGGAAGCAAACTAAAAACGGCTGTGACGGAGAAGAATCCGTCACCTGCTCAGGCAAAGCGCCGCGCATCCTATTGCGCACGCTCTGAGGGCCAGATGAAGCAGTTCCCAGAGGCCGCCAAGGACCCGGATAGTCGCCTTCGTCAGGCGCGAAAGCGCTGGAGGTGTTAAGTGGAGATGATGGTATGGAACGTGGTGTTAACAGCCATTGTGGGTCTCATGGGATTTTTGCTTAAAAGCAAGTTCGATGAGCTCGGGCGGATCAGCATCTTGCTGAACCGCACCCGCGAGGAGGTTGCTAGGGACCACATTACCCGCAAGGAAGTGGATGACCGGGTTGAGAAACTGGTTGTTCACATGGATCAGAGATTCAACCGACTCGAGCAAAAGCTCGACGACATGAGAAAAGGATGATGACATGGCAACAATGAAAATGGTCAAAAAAGGCGGCAAATCAGTGCCGTCTTTTGCCGCTGATGGCGTTGGCAAAATGAAAAAAGGCGGCGCGGCAGGCATGCACAAGATGCCCAACGGCAAGATGATGAAGAACTCTGACATGGCCGACAAGATGGGTCGTGCGGTGAAACGTAAAACGGCCGACGTCAAGGGCCGTGCAATGAAAAAAGGAGCTTAATCATGGCTGGAAAAGGAATGGGTTGCGCCACACGTGGCGGCGGTGCCGTTGAGAGCGGTCCAAAAAACAAAATCATGGGTGCTCCCAGTAAAACTACTGGTCCCGTGATGATGAAAAAAGGTGGCGCAGCCAACAAAGGCGGCATGAATGAGCACAAGCGCATGGCCATGGGCAAGCCCATCGGCAAAATGGGCGGTGGCATGATGGCCAAGGGCTACAAAAAAGGCGGCATGTGCTAAATGGCCACCTCGGGCACAACCACATTTAACCTGTCGATTGATGACTTAATCGAAGAGGCATTTGAGCGCTGCGGCATGAGGCCGACCAGTGGGTACCAACTCACGTCTGCACGCCGCTCGCTCAACTTGCTCTTTCTCGATTGGGCCAATCGCGGCTTGAACCTGTGGACGATTGAGCAAGCGACGTACGAGTTGACGCAAGGCATCAACGAAATCTCGCTGGATGCTTCTGTTGTCAACGTGCTCGAAGCTATCATTCGCCAAAACAACCAAGGCACAAACACCGACGTTTACATTGAGCGAATCAGCCGGGAAGACTGGCTTAATGTGCCGGACAAGACCACGCAGGCACGCCCTGCGCAGTTCTACGTCCAGCGCACCAACATCCCCAAGGTGTTTTTCTATCCGGCAGCGGACCAAAACTACACCTTTGTGTACTACCGCATCCGTCGCATTCAGGACGCAGGCGCGTACACAAACGATGCCGACGTCAACTTCCGGTTCCTGCCTTGCCTGACATCAGGCTTGGCCTATTACCTGTCGCTCAAGTTCGCCGCTGAACGCGCTTCGGCGCTCAAGGCGATCTACGAGGAGGACTTCCTCCGCGCAGCGATGGAGGACCGCGACACTGCCAGCGTGCAGTTCGTACCGGACCTGGGGGTGTGACATGGCCTATGCAACCGGCAAGTTCTCCTATGGCTTGTGCGACTACTGTGGCCAACGCTACAAGTACAACACACTGCGTAAGAACTGGCGCGGGTTCATGGTCTGCCCCGACGATTACGAGCCAAAAGAGCCGCAGCTCGAGCCGCTGCGCTATCGAGGTGACGCGATTGCATTGCGTGACCCAAGACCCGATCGTATTGAGCCTGTGTCCGTCTTTGTTGGCGCGCCAGGCTTTACGGCCTTTCAAAGCTACGGCAGCGTCCAAGGCCCCGCTGACATGCGTCCGTATGTGCAGGACCAGGCGCTCATTGCGCAGGGCGTTGTCGGTTCAGTGACAGTGAGCATCACATGACCTACGACGAACTTGTCACCAATATCCGAAACTACACCGAGGTGGGCAGCAACGTCTTCACCGAGCCGGTGATCAACGTCTTCATCACGATGGCGGAGAACCAGATTCTTCGCGAGATTGACTTGGACGTCTTCAAGCTGGAAGTCACCGGCAACATGACCCAGGGAAACAAGTTCCTGGCCGCGCCCGCTGACCTTCTGACGCACCGTTACATGATCCTGACGCCCGCCAGTGGCGAGCAGTTGTTCTTGGACTTCAGAGACACCTCCTTCATGAAGGAATACTGGGCCAACGGCAGCACTCAGGGCACTCCAAAATACTATTCGGTGTGGGACCAGAACACGTTCTACATTGCGCCCACGCCGAACCAGAACTACAGCGTCGAGCTGGGCTACATCTATCGCCCAACGCAGCTGTCTTCGACCAATCCAACGACCTGGATCAGCAATAATGCTCCAGAGGCGCTGTTGTATGCGTGCTTGATCCAGGCCTACAGCTACACCAAGGGCCCATCCGAGATGATGCTGTACTTTCGCCAGGCCTACAAAGAGGCTATCCAGGGTCTGGGCACAGAACAACAGGGCCGTCGCCGCCGTGACGAGTATCGTGACGGTATGCTTCGCATCCCACTTAAATCGGATTCACCTGGACCATGATCACTGCACCACTACCCGGACATGTTGGCAGCGTTTTTGTCGAAACCACGCAATCGCGCGGTTGGACGGCAGAAGAGTTGGCTGCCCGCGCAGCCGACAAAATCATTTACGTCGGCGATCAGTCGCATCCGGCAGTGCAGGCCCAGGCAAGAGCGTTCAAAGAGAGCGTCAAGCACGTCGTAGCGTTCTATTTGAAAGAGGCGGTTGAACAGGACCGAGCGACGATCGCCCTGCGCCTGCGCGAGGCAGGTCACCCCGACTTGGTTCATTTGTTAGGAGATTAAAAATGGCATTTTCAGGCAATTACATGTGCACCAGCTTCAAAGTGGAGCTGATGAAAGGTGTACACAACTTCACAACCGGCACGGGCAACGAGTTCAAGCTGGCTTTGTACGACAACAGCGCGTCTTTTACGGCCGCAACAACTGCATACACCAACACCAACGAGGTGGCCAACTCTGGCTCGTACTCCGCAGGTGGTGGTGCGTTGACCAACGTCACGCCGACGTCCACAGGCACGACTGCCTTTACGGACTTCGCTGACTTGTCGTTCACGAGTGCCACGATCACGGCCTATGGCGCGATGATCTACAACAACACGGCTGCGGGCGACCCTTCCGTCTGTATTTTGGATTTTGGCGGTGCAAAGACGTCTACCAACGGCACTTTCACCATCATCTTCCCAACTGCTGACGCGACCAGCGCCATCATCCGCATTGCTTGATGAGAGAGATGCGTGGCTGATGTCGTTGTTGCCTTTCAAGGCTGGAATGCGTCCGGCGTAGGCTGGGGCCAACAGCCCTGGGGAGAGGGCGTTCTCGACATCAAAGCCACTGGAGCCGTAGGCTCGGTGGAAGTGGCCGCTGACGCGGTCGTTTTGCTTTCTGGGGTCAGTGCAACAACGTACCTGGGGAGTGTGACAGTCACCGCGAATGCGGATGTAAACGTCACCGGGGTCGAGGCCATTGGCTATGTTGGCCAGGTGGCCATGACTGGTGACGCGAACGTGCTGGTCACGGGCGTTGCAGCCACGATGGCTCTGGGCAGCGTCACAGTAGCCGCAAACGCAGACGTGTACGTAACTGGCGTACAGGCTGTTGGCCAGGTAGGCAGTGTTGAACACACGGGCGACGCCAACGTCTTGGTTACAGGCGTTGCAGCCACTGGAGCCATTGGTGATGTCACCATCGACGCCAGCGGCATTGTCCCAGTTACAGGGCTCCAGGCCACCGCATCAGTGGGCAGCGTCACGGTCGCTGCCAACACAGACGTATTTGTCACCGGCGTATCTGCGCAGGGTCAAGTCGGAACCGTGCTTGTCTGGAGTGTGATAGATGACAACCAGACGCCCAACTGGCAAAATGTGGATGATTCACAGTCAGGAAATTGGGTAGTCGTCAATGACGGAAACACAGTGACTTGGACCCAGGTCCTAACGTAAAGGAAATAACATGGCAGGAAGCACCTACTCCAGCAACCTCAAGATTGAGCTGATGACCACCGGGGAGAACTCGGGTACTTGGGGTGACGTCACAAACACCAACCTGGGCACCGCCCTGGAGCAGGCCGTCATTGGCTTGGGCAACCCTGACTACGCATCTGATGCCAACCTGACCATCAGCATCACCAACAGCAACGCCTCGCAGGCCGCGCGATGCCTGGTGCTCAACGTCACTTCGACGTTTGGCTCGTTGACCGCGACCCGCGAGTTGGTGGTTCCTACCATTCAGAAGCAGTACATCGTCCAGAACAACACGACCGGTGGCCAAAGCATCACGGTCAAGACCTCGGCCGGTACTGGCATCACTGTGCCCAACGGTCGCAAGGCGCACTTGTACGTGGACGGCACCAACGTCATCCAGATGTTTGACTTTGTCAACCTGAGCGGCGGCACGATCGACAACATGACCATTGGCGCGACGACTGCGTCCTCTGGTAAGTTCACCACGCTCAACGCATCAGGGGCCACGACTCTTGACGGCACTGTTGCTTTGGGTAACGCAGCTGCTGACATCATTACTGTGCCAGGCACAATCGGCAGCAACCTGATCTTCACCGACAACACATACGACATCGGTGCTTCTGGTGCGACACGCCCCCGCAACCTGTTCCTGGCCGGCGCTGCGACCATTGGTGGCAACTTATCCGTTGGCGGCACGCTGACCTTGACTGGCGGCGTGAACTTGAATGGCAACGTGACTGTGGGCGACAGCGCTGCAGACACGCTCACCATCAACGCGACGATTACCAGCAACCTGCTATTCACCGACAACACCTACGACATTGGCGCATCGGGCGCGACACGTCCTCGCAACCTGTTCCTGGCCGGCAACGCGACCATCGGTGGCAACCAGACGCTGACCGGTTCGCTGACCGTCGACAGCACTACTGACTCCAGCAGCACGACTACTGGCTCAATCCAGACGGATGGTGGCTTGGGGGTGGCTAAAAGCATGTTCCTCGGCCAAAACCTTAATGTTGCCGGAACATCTACCCTGACAGGTAATGTTGGCATTGGCGCGGCGAATTTGTCTGGAACCGCAAAACTGACGGTCTCTGATACTGCGTTGCTTTCAACCTATTTTGGAACGAGCCAAAGATTCCTTCAGCTTGCGTACGACACAGCTACGACAAGTGCATGGTCTTTTGGTAACTACGACCAAAACGTAGGTGCTGTAACGACTGATTTTGCGTTTAGTTATTACAACGGCACGATTTGGTCAAAGCCAAACGCTTTGCGCCTTCGCGCAAGCGGCAACGTGTCGATGAATGCAGGCAATTTGAGTGTTGCATCGACAGACTCCAATCCTTGGGGCAGTGGCTTTAATGCTGTTCAAACCTACGATCTGACGGCTGGCTCTTTTGCGGGTAGCGGTTACGCCGGATATGTCTTATCAAACACTTACAACAACGGGACAAATTGGGTTCGTGTTGGCGCAAGTTTCGCGTCTGCTTTTTACACGCAATTTGACGGCGGCCATCAATTTGCGTATGCCGCCGCAGGTTCGGCTGGATCAAACATCTCCTCTTGGACAACTGCACTTCAGACAGACAAGAGTGGGGGCGTGACCATTCCCGGCTACGTTGGCATCAACTCGACGCCAAGTTCGAGTTTTGCACTGCGTATTGGAAATAACGGTGCTCAAATTCGCCTTCAAAGAGCTAGTGACATACGTTACCGCTCCGACCTTCAAGTCAGCGCAGGTCAACTTGAAATCAACGCTTACGATGACACAGCCGCTGTGTATATGGCTGGCCTGTATACGTTTTCAAATCACACCTGGAACTACGGAACCGCAACACAGGCCACCGCCGCAACTATCAATACCTCTGGAGTATTTGGAACTGTCTTTGACGCTTACTTCAACAGCGTAAGGGCTGGTCGAGGCGGTGGCAACGTGTCGAACAACACGGCCTTTGGCGCTGGTGCATTGAATGGTTCGACCACTGGTCAAGGTAATACTGCAATCGGCTATGGTGCGGGTGGAAACATCTCAAGTTCTCCATACAACACGGCTGTCGGCTTAAATGCTCTTGGTTCTTCAAGCGGCCCAGTAACAGGAGCCGATGGCTCAACAGCTATCGGCGTAAATGCGCTGTTCAACCTGACATCGGGCAATAAAAATACAGCCGTTGGGCGTGATGCCGGTTACTCATCAACAACCTCTACAGGTAACGTATACCTTGGGTATGGCGCAGGCTTCACGAACAACAACAACGGCAACACGTTTATTGGTTTTGAGGCAGGTAAGATATACACGGGTTCCAACAGTGTATTTCTTGGAAACTTGGCTGGCGCGGCCTCCACGACCGGCAACTACAACACCTTTCTTGGCGACGAGTCTGGCTACGGTCACACAACTGGTGGCAACAACACGTTTGTGGGTGTGGGCGCGGCGTACGGTGCTAACACCTTAACAAGTACCTTGGTCATCGGTCAGTACAACATTGATTCGAGTAGAGGTCCCGGTGAATCATTAACATCCGGTTCCAACAACACTTACGTTGGTGGCTTCACTGGAAACCAAAACTCCCTTGACACTCGTGGCTTGAGTCAGCAGGTTGTCATCTCTGATGGTGCTGGATACCCTGTGTTCCACAACAACGTCAGCAAGATTGCTACAAACAATTTTGGGCATATTGATGTCACGTTTAACAGTACAACAACAGGTAACGTGCTTGCTGTTGCAAGCGGAACATCCGTGTCTTTGTTTGGAGGTGGAAACAATTTTTCAGGTCTTCTCCTGATTAACGACATTAGCACAACCGGTTCTGCGGCGTTGTTTATTGTGGGCGGTCAAGCGGCAGTTTTCAAAATCTCTGAGTCCAGCAGTTCCAATCATTTTCAAGCGACTTCTACGCCAACAGGTAACACCACGGGGTGTTACATGAGTGGAAATGCCTTCACCATCACGCAAAACAGCGGTGGGACTACCAACTATCGCATCATTGCGTTGCGCACTCGCGTTTCTTTATAAGGAGAAAAAATGTTTTACACATTCACGCTGGTTAGAGAATACGAATCTGCTGGAAAGCTCCAGAAAGAATATTCGGTTGAGACTTTTGAAGACGCAGAAAAAACTAAATGCATAGGGCACTCTTCGTACCATGTGCTTTCGTCAAACCAAAACTTTGAGCAGGAATTTATTGCCGCCGCTGAACGCGCGCCACTTGCTCCTCAGCAAGCGACCTATGCCGACCAGCGTCGAAATGCTTATCCTCCCATTACCGACTACATTGACGGCGTGGTGAAAGGCGACCAGGCACAGATTGATGCGTACATTGCCGCTTGCCAAGCGGTCAAAGCCATGTTTCCAAAGGGTTAAGCCATGACAGCATACACATGGGCAATTACAAGAATGTTCACACTTGACACGCCAGCCCCCGGCTTTGTCATCAATGCTTTCTGGACGTTGACTGGAGTGAACGGAGAGTACACCGCTCAAACTTCTGGTAACACTTTGTTTACCACGCAGGAAGGCACGTTCACGCCCTATGACCAACTGACCGAAACGCAAGTAATCGGTTGGGTACAGTCGGCCCTAGGTGAAGAAGGTATTGCACAGGCGCAAGGTGCTGTTGATGGACAGATTGCGTCCGAGATGAGCCCAGCCCCTATTCCGCAAACACCGCCTTTGCCTTGGGCACCTGCGGCATAATGTTCAAGGGGTTCCATCGCTGCCCCTTTTCAGCGATGCTTTGGAGATATATCCATGAATGAAGAAGTCAAAGTAAGCCTGCAACTCGTGAACGGCATCCTGCAATACCTGGGTTCTCGCCCCTATGGTGAAGTATTCCAGATTGTCAACGCCATTCACGGTGAAGTGCAGCCGCAAATCCCAATGCCCGAAGTGGCAAAGACCGATGAAGCTGCAAAGCCCGTCACGGACGCTGCCTGACGGCAGCATCGAGCCCGCACACGCCGTGGAAGTTTTCTGCGGTGCGTGCGGCTACGACCTGGATCAGTCCGAGATCGACGCAGACACCTGCGCCGATTGCGGGCAGCCACTGAGCCTTGCGCAGTCAGTGGCGATCGAAATTACGACGGTTCCTGCTGCATCGGGAGCGACTATGTAAGGGACAAGATGTTCGCAGTTGAAGACGCCACCAAGGCCATAGGAGTTGTCACCGCAGCCATCGCAATGACGGGCGGCGGTTACACGCTTGTGGAGAAGATGGGGCTTTTCAAAAAGGACATCCTGGAGTGGGCTCCTGAGCATTTTCAGATCAGCGACGCTCCCGCCACCGGCGAATTCCGTGTCGTTGTAGCCCGCAAAAAGAACCGAGACGATTGCGAGGTCACGGGCTTCAAACTTGAGGTCAGTGATTCGGAGTTCGTGGTCCATGCCGCGTCTCCCAGCATCGCTGTGTTCTCTGGCCCTGCCGCCCCTGAGGTGGACAAGTTTGGCTACAAGTTCACGATCAATGCACCGAGCAACGTGGCCCACGGGCCTGCAACACTGCTTGCGCACATCAAATACAAATGCCCAGAAGGCGAGGTAGTGATTAACTATCCAAGCCACAAGAATCTGGGCTTTAACGTCACAAAGGGGTAAGCGATGATCCCCGCACTGATTGCACCCCTCCTGTCCCAGGGCCTGAGCCTGATCGGCAATGCCGTCATGGCCAAAGGCAAGGAATGGGTCGAGGAGAAGACTGGCGTCAAGATCGAGCCCAACATGTCTGACAAGGACATTTTGACGCTGCGCCAGTACGAAATGGACCACGAAGAAGAGCTCTTGCGCCTGCGCATTGAAGACAACAAGCTCGACCTGGAGGCCTTCCGAGAGGAGGTCAAGGACCGTGATTCTGCACGCGAGCGCGATGTCGAGTTTATCAAGCGCGGCATGACCAACAACCGCGCCAATGTCATGTTCTTCCTGGCCGTGTGCATGGTCGCACTTTTGGTCTGGATCGTTTGGAAAGACCAGGGCATCAACGAATACGTCAAGGGCATCTTCACGCTTGTCCTGGGCCGATTCCTTGGTTACCTGGACAACATCTACTCCTTTGAGTTTGGCACCACACGCGGCTCCAAAGAGAAGGATGAGACCATCAAGCAGCTTACGAATGGAGGCAACAAATGAGCCTGGTCCGTGAGCAAGCAGCCTTTTTGCGTGACGTGGGCAAGCTCGTTGAGTTTGCCTCCTCCCAAGGCTTTTTGGTGACAGCCGGAGAGCTGTACCGCACCCCCGAGCAGCAGCAGTTGTACGTCAAGACTGGCCGCAGCCAGACGATGAATTCGCTGCATTTGAAGCGCTTGGCCGTTGACTTCAACTTCTTCCTCGACGGAAAATTGGTCTACGACAAGAAAGTGCTTGCTCCTTTGGGTGCCTACTGGGAGAGCTTGCATCCACTGAACTCTTGGGGCGGCAATGGCCTCAAGCTCGTGGATACCCCACATTTCAGCCGTGGCGACGGCAAACCTGAATGGAGACGTGTCACATGAAAGCCAAACCTATCTGGGACAAAAAGCGCCCTAAGAGCATCGGTAAACCCAAGGCATTGACCCCTGCAAAGAAGGCTTCTGCAAAAGCAGCCGCCAAAAAAGCAGGCCGTCCTTACCCCAATCTGGTTGACAACATGCGCGCAGCAAAGGGGTAACCATGGCCTTGGTCAAAAAAGACGCAATCGCCAAAGGCATCAAAGAGGCCTATGCCCGTGGCGGCCAGGGAGCTCCCGAGGCCGTGATGGACATTCACGTCAACCTCAAGAACCGCAACAACGCCATCAAAGAATATGGCTATGGCCCTTTGAATCCTGGTGCGGCTTCGACTGTCTTTTGGCAAAAGAAAGCGGACATGTGGGAAACCACAATACCCGAGGCCAAGAAGGCATTGTGCGGCAACTGCGGCGCGTTTATCCAAACGCCCGAGATGCTCAAAGCCATTGCTGCAGGCATTGAAAAAGAAGACATGGGCGAGCACAAAAGCTATGCTGATGACGTCATCAATGCTGCCAACCTGGGCTACTGCGAGCTGTTCCATTTCAAGTGCGCTGGAGATCGGACATGCGACGCCTGGCTTATTGGCGGACCGATCAAATAAGGCGTACTCATGGCACTTCTTCGACTCTTTTTAAAACCCGGCATCGACAAGCAGAACACCGAATACGGTGCTGAAGGCGGCTGGGTGGATGGCGACTACATTCGTTTTCGCTATGGCCTGCCCGAGAAGATGGGCGGCTGGACGCAGTTCGGCAACACCCAGGTGAACTTCGTTGGCTCGACCAGCGACATCTTCACTTGGAATGGCCTGGACGGCGCGCCCTACGCGGCCCTGGGCACCAACCG